GACATACAAGCCAGGCGAAGAGGACACATCTCGTCCTCCTGAAGTTGAGCCTGGTCCACCCGTTGCACCAACTAAAGTTGTACAACAACAAAGTGATGATGGTGGAGACCCTGAGATTGCTGCAGGTTTAGGTGGAGCAAGAGCAACTATTGGAGGACAAGAGTATGCACTTCAATATGATTTCTCAGGTAATCTTACAGGTATAGCAAATGTAGCAGATGCTTTAAGCACAGGCAGGGCTAACTTTCAATCTCCTACTAATCAAGTGGTCGATTTAGTTGCTTCATTAAATCAAGGACAAAAAGGCATGATGAGTCCTTATAGTATTGCTACAGGCATGGCAGGTAAAGCTAAAGAACTTGCCGAAGAAGCTAACAGAGGATTAGCACAAATAACTAATCCAACTCAAGTTTCTGTTGCGGCTACAAAGGATGAAGAAGCTGCTAAAGCAGACATTATGGCTGCTGGAACTCCTAGAGTTGATGCCCCTACAGTAGATAAATCAAAACAAGCTACAGATGCAGTGTTAGAACAATTAGCAGGACGAGAGCCTACACAATATGATATGTTTGGCACAGTTGTAAGTCCAAGCGTTAGAGATACAGCAGGTAGACCAACCAGTTTAGCTGGACCTTTGAGAGATAGAATAGAAGAAGCTCAATTAGGGGCTGAAACAAGCAGAAGGGGAATAACACAGGATATCCCGTCAGAGATGCAAAAAGCTAGAGATGAAGCTTTTAGAGAAGAAGCTGCAGCTAAGTCTAGGAAAGAAGCACGAGAGGCTCAGATGAAAGGTATTGGATTAGGATTATCTGCTGAGGCATCTGCCCCTGGCACTGTAACTAATGAAGCTTTACAAGGCAAAGGATATAGTAGCTCAGGTGCTGCACCTGCTGGTTCACAATATAGTGCGACTGGCATATTCAGCACAAGTAGAACTGATGATGACCCTCCAAGTGATTTAGGAGGAGGCAGAGGAGCAGGTAGAACTGGAGCAGGAACAGAGGGAGTAGAGTTCACAGGAGGCACTCAAACTGCTGATGAAGTTACAGTTGATGAAAGAGAAGAAGACGAAAAAGGGAACAGAAGCCAAGACTTTAGTAGAACATTTGCTGATGATGCTGCTTCATCTGATACAGGTGGTGGCAAAATAGTTTGCACAGAGATGTATAGACAAACTCAACTTGATGACTGGGCACAAGCTATGAAAACTTGGTATATTTATCAGAAAAAGTACTTGACACCTATACATGAAATAGGATATCATTCGTTATTCAAACCTTTTGTTCGTGGTATGAAAGTTAATAACACACTGACTAGTATAGGTGCTTACTTTGCAAAAGAACGAACAAAACACCTTAGACATATTTTAACAAAGGGTAAAGCTAAAGACAGTATTGTCGGCAACATCTTTTGTAAAATAATCCATCCTATAGTTTACTTAGTAGGATTGGCAGTTCATAAAAAATAATTTATGAATTAATTACTAGCTACTTATCCCCCAATAATGGCTACGATAACCCTAGGAGAAAAGACATGGCTGAAATGGCTGTAGAACAAAAAATAGTTAAAACCCCAATAAAATACAAACGTAACGATGATAAAGAAGCGTTAGAGTTAGAAAAGAATTTAAAAGAAAGAGATGAAGCTTTAGGTAAAGCAAAAGCAGAAGCAGAAGATATTGCTGAAACAGAATCTTTACCACCTGAAGAAAAAACATTTAAAAAAAGATATGGCGACTTGCGTAGACACTCACAAGAAAAAGAGAAGTCATATCAAGATGAGATATTTAAATTAAAACAACAATTAACACAAACTGCATCTCAAGAAATAAAACTACCAAAGTCAGACGAAGAGATTGCACAGTGGTCTCAGGAATATCCTGACGTTGCTAAGATTGTAGAAAGTATTGCTACTAAGAAAGCAAAAGAGTTAGACTCTTCACTAGAAGAAAGAATGAAGTTAATAGCAGAAAGAGAAGCACAATCTACTCGTGCTATGGCAGAAGCAGAACTTATGAGAATACATCCTGACTTTGAAACTATTAGGAATGACCAAGAGTTTCACGATTGGGTAGAGCTACAACCTAGATGGGTTCAACAAGCTCTGTATGAAAATGAGAGTGATTCTAAATCTGCAGCAAGAGCTATTGACTTATATAAAGTAGATATGGGTATTACCTCTACACCCAAAAAGAAGACAGACCCTTCTAAAGATGCAGCAAAAGCTGTAACTAGAGGTAGCTCAAACACACCTTCTGCTACTAAATCAGGACAAGCAAACCAAATAAAAGAGTCTGATGTAGCAAAAATGAAGCCACATGAGTTTGAAAAGAATGAAGAAAAAATAAAAGAAGCAATAGCTTCTGGTAATTTTATTTATGATATGACCAGGCGTGCTTAATATTTTTCTTTACTTTTTAAAATTTGTATGGTATAAAATGTATAAATAGCAGCCCATCTTTTTGATGACCACCTGCTTGACACATTTTCACGAATTATACTAAGAAAAACTACCTAGTTTGAATTAGCCCCAAAACGGACACCTAATTGCATCTAGCCTTTTGATTGTGTATGCACTCGTATTTATAATTAGCCAAGGAGGATAACATGGCTTTCCAAACTGCGGCTGGATACGGGAATTTACCTAATGGCAATTTTAGTCCTGTCATATATTCCCAAAAGGTTCAGCAAGCTTTTCGTAAGACCTCTGTTGTAGAGTCAATCACAAATAGTGATTACTTTGGAGAGATTGCGAATTATGGTGATACTGTTAAGATTATCAAAGAACCAGAAATCACTGTAAAAGAATATGCTCGTGGTGTTAACATTCAACCACAAGACCTAGACGATGAGGATTTTTCTCTTGTCGTAGATAAAGCAAACTACTTTGCTTTTAAAGTTGACGACATTGAGGAAGCTCATAGTCACGTTAACTTTGAGTCAATGGCTTCAGACAGAGCTGGATATAGACTCCGTGACCAACACGACCAAGAAGTTCTTGGTTACCTATCAGGTTTCAAGCAGTCATCTCTAAACACTGTAGCAGGAACAGCTAACGATACTGTAAACGGTACAAAAGCTGTAACAACTGCAGGTTCAGATGAGTTATTGACAAGCATGAAGCTAAAGAAAGGTGACTTCGGAAACATTACTACAGGTAGTGCAGGAGACCACTCAATTCCATTAGCTCCAAGAATGCCAGGTGCTACAGCTCAAGCAACAGCAACTGCTACACCATTGCAAGTTATTGCAAGAATGGGCAGATTGTTAGACACACAGTTTGTAGACACAGAAGGTAGATGGCTCGTTTTACATCCAACTTTTGTTGAAATCTTAAAAGATGAAGATTCAAGACTTCTCAATGCAGATTTCGGTGAGTCAGGAGGATTAAGAAGCGGCTTGGCAATAGGTTCATTACATGGTTTTGATATCTATATGTCAAATAACTTACCTGCTGTTGGTACAGGACCAGGAACATCAGGTTCTGCTAACCAAAACTCAAACTTTGGAGTCATTGTAGCTGGACACTCTTCATCAGTAGCAACAGCTTCACAGATAACAAAGACAGAGTCTTACAGAGACCCTGATTCTTTTGCAGACATCGTAAGAGGTATGCATTTATATGGCAGAAAGATTCTTCGACCAGAAGCAATCGTAACTGCTAAATACAACGTAGCGTAGGGGAGGTATAAATGGCGACTTTTGATTTAACTTCTAAAGATACCACTGGCGTATCTTCCGACTCTATCGTGGCTATGCCATCAGCTAAGAATACTCACGTAATGAGAAATATTGAGGCTTACCTTGATATTGATGCGTTAGTAGCAGCAGGTGGTAGCTTTTCAGACGGAGATGTATTTCAGGTACTAGAGATACCTGCAAATACTTTCGTGCTAAATGCAGGTGCAGAAGTAATGAAAGCATTTACTTCAAGTTGTACACTTGACATGGACTTCGCAGGTGGTGATGACATTATTGATGGTGCAGATATAACCTCTACAGGTTTTTGTGCAGCAGGCACTAATGGTCAGACTAATACTGTTGTAGGAAGTGCAGCTTCAACTTATACTCAATTTATCACATCAACTGATACTATTGATTGCACAATCGCAGGTGCGGCTCCAGCGACAGGCAGACTCAGAGTCTATGCAACTGTTATTGATTTAGCAGGTCATGGACTAGATGATAAGCCAGACGAAGTCGATAGAGACCAATTAGCTTAATAGCGTAATTATGGGGACAATTAATTTGTCCCCTATTATTTAAAACAGTATGTCACAAACTTTTCTTACATTAACTAATAGCGTGCTTGCACGTATTAATGAACCACAACTGACCTCGTCTACTTTCTCAAGTGCACGGGGTATTCAAGTTCAAG